TCGAGGGGGGGTAGCCCCCCAGCGGTATGGCTCGATGCGGCAGAGGTTACCCGTCCGTGTTCCAGCGAACTTTCAGTTACCGACTCGTATACTGTCTACATGCCTGACTACCCGCACGATCCCAAGTATCCAGCGTTGCGTCGTTACGCCAAAGGGGAGGCTCCTCTTGCGGCCCTAAGCCATCCGAGGGGTCGGCAGCATGTAACAAGCGAGCTGAACCGGCTATTGCACATCAACGTTGAGGGCAAGCCTCGATTTACGGTTGACGACCTTGAAAAAATTTGCCAAGACCCTGAGCAATCTCCGGCCACCCTGATTGCGGCCCGTCGAGTGCTGTCCGCGTGCCGTGATCCTCGTCGGTACGTCAAGGACAAGCATGGCAACGTGTTTGCGGCTGGCTCTGATTCAGAACCTGGTCGCGACTTTGATCGGATTGTTGATCGCCTAGAAGGCAAGCCGACTGTTACAGTTGAACACAAAGGTTCTGCGGAACGCACAGCCGAGCAAGTGCGTAGTGAATTAGCAGGATTAGTTGCTCGCCATCCTGAATTGATGAGTATCTTCCAAATGAAACAGTTGGAGTCCGAGAATGCCGAAGCCGAACAAAGCAGCGATAAAACTGACAATTGATCTGGTAGCCGAGCTGAGCGAAGAGGTAATGACTCTTGACGGCTTGCAGTCCTGCATTATGGGGCTTTCAATTGGACCTGGTGGCTGCGGGCGTACTGTCCTGGTTTATGACCGTGAGAAGATCATTCAACTGTTGATCAATCGCGATGAAATGAGCAGGGAAGAGGCCATTGAGTTCTACATGTACAACATTGAGTGCTTGACTGGCATGACTGGCGGCCCGCTTTTTGTGACCCGCTCTGAGAGCATCATGGAGGGCGTGTAATGGCAGCCAAACGTAATTACCGCAAAGAGTACGATTCGTACCACGGTAAGCCAAAACAGATTAAAAACCGCGTGAAAAGAAAGCAGGCCCGTCGTAAACTGGGCTTGAAGAAGGGGGATCCTCGCGAAGTTGACCACAAGCGTCCTCTGAGCAAGGGTGGAGGCAACGGTCGTAAAAATTTGCGTGCTGTTTCTCGCACCTCCAACAGAAAGAAAGGCTCCCGTGGCTAAAAAGAAAAAGGGCAAGAAGGATGCGTGCTACCGCAAGGTGAAAGCGAAGGCCAAGGTCTTCCCATCTGCGTATGCCTCTGGTCGCATTGTGCAGTGCCGCAAGGTTGGTGCTGCCAATTACGGGAACAAAAGCAAGAAAAAGCGGAAGTAATGACTTGCCCGAAGTGCGAGAAGAGAGAGAAGCAGGCTGAAAACTGTCTTGCCGACTGCCAGCAGCGAAACAAGGCGTTGGAGGCGAAATCGCACCGTCTCCAGCTTGCCTTGACCTGCATGGGAACTGTCTTGGGTCAAGAAGCACTAGAAGCCGCCTTCAGCACTTCTGAAATCATTTCCGATCTAGGGGTCGTAGAAGCCTCTGTAGAGCCCGATGTGGTCGCAGTGGCTCCGACATCGCCTAAACCTCCAAAGCCCCGCACAGACGATCCTCGGCCCGCTACAAGGGTAGAGGATTTGTTTGCTTATGTACCCCCACTTTTGACGGTTGATTTCTACACAAGAAGAGAAGCCGTAGATTCTGTGCTTTTTGGTGTAACCTCTTGGGATGAATCGGTCGTAGTACCGTCACCAGGTGCTTTGTGGTTAGGCACATTCGGTTTAAATTTGCTTGAGAGGCGTAAACGTGGCTAAAAAATCATCGACATCTGGTGGCCTCCGTAAATGGTTCAGTCAGAACAAGGGCAAGGGTTGGATTGACTGCAAAACCGGCAAGCCTTGTGGCAGAAGCGGTAAAAAGGACAAAAACCGTCCTTATCCAGCCTGTAGGCCAACAAAATCACAATGCACTTCTGCTGCCAAGCGTAAAAAAGGGCCAGGCCGTATTTCTTGGAAGAAAAAGGGCAAGTAATGGCAAAGAAAAAAGGCACAATGAAGGGCATGTCTGTCAAGAGTGGCCATAAACGGCCCGCCTCAAAGGGTGCAGGCATGACGAAAAAGGGTGTTGCTGCCTACCGGCGGCGAAACCCTGGCTCCAAACTTAAGACTGCGGTAACTGAGAAGAAGCCAACTGGGTCTCGCGCCAAGCGACGTAAGTCTTACTGCTCTCGATCCGCAGGTCAGATGAAGATGCACAACATCAGTTGCTCAAAAACTCCGAAGAAGCGTATCTGCGCTGCTCGTAGACGCTGGAGGTGTTAAATTGCACGGAAAAGGATGCAAAATGTACGGTAAACCCAAAGCAAGTGGCAAGGCCAAGCCAGCTCGTCGTCGCCAACAGGCGGCAGCCGCAATCAACATGAAGAAAAAAGGCATGAAGCCTAGAAAGAGGAAGTAATGGCCAACTTTAACTCGACACTGGTTGCTGGAAAGGCTGCTAAGTCTGACCCAATCACACTGGGTGCTGAAAAAACGCCTTTGTTGTCAGCGTACGCGCATTTCACACCGGATGGAACTGAAGATGCAAACGACACATTGACCATGTTCACTTTGCCAAACAAGGCAATTCTGATGGACATGGTGCTAACCTGTGATGGTTTTGGAGCTGGAATCAACCTACAGATCGGTGATTCTGGTGACGATGACCGCTACTTGTCGGCACAAAGTTTCAACTCTGGCTCTACCAAGTCGATGATTAGCGTGCTGCCAGCGATGGCCGGTTACCAGCTTTCGGCAGATACCGCAATCGTGATTAAATTTACGGGCGCTGATATGTCAACCGCCAGTAGTTTGAATGCAATTCGGCTTTATGCCTCTTACGTCATGCCTGGCTTGAAGCAGTTACCAAGAGATTACATTTGATTTGAGTTCGTAAATTGCTACGACGGCAACTTTGGGTATGGCGATTACATAATCAAGGGTGTCTAAATCTGGCTTCATAGCCCCGGCAACGACCAAGCAGTCATCGTCTTCGTGGACAATGAGTCCGCACTGCCAGATTTCCTGTGGCTCTGGAAGATCGTTTTTCTCTACTTCTGCATTTGGGACTGGTTCGCATGAGTCAACCCATTGAACCAGAGCAGGTCTTATCTCCGCTCGACTGTTGCATCCCACTCTGGTGCAGTCATCCTGCTGACTCTTTTTCCCAGGTTTACTTCGCCCACTACGATTGCTGCTCCCCATTGGGTGACATCCTTTCTTGACATGTACTCAGGTTGTTTGTCCCCAAATCCTATGGTTCCAGCGTTAGCAAAGAAATGCGGCAAGAGAACCTTAGCAGACCTTTTGGCCTGGGTAACGTTGACTGGCCTATGTGTGTGTCCACGCACTGACAGTCGCCATGAGTGGGCTCCAGTCGCGTAGTTGACTTGCAAACCCTCCAGCTCGTCACTGTTCACGCCTGCGTCAAACCCGTGAAAGAACTGGACTTGCCCTAAGTTGTAAACGCATTTAGCAGACTTTTGGTAGGGGTATTGAGCCCAACGCCGAAACTCTTCTCCAAACACAGCGTGGTCGTTCCAGTGGACTAATGACCTCAGTCCTGCTGGCACTCTTCGCGGGTCTGGCTTCTGAATGTTGTCGTCATGATTGCCCAAGGTCCACACGCAAGTGGGGTCGTATGTCTGGTCTCTACAGTCAGTAAGAAAAGCATGCGCAATTTGATACTCTTCGTAGAGATCGTGGTGTGCCTCAGAAGGATGAACAGAAGCAGCCTCCCCATCAAACAAATCGCCCAAACACACTAAGTGCGTGGGCTGATGTTCTTGAATTTTACTGAGTAGCCAAGACTTTCCAGCCTCGCTTGTATACGGGCTGTGTACGCAAGAAAAGGCCAGGAACTTAGCGGTTGTCACCACTTTTGTCCGCGTGACTTGAGCCAGTCCCAAGCGTATCGTCCGGTTGCTGCTCCAAAGATGTAGGAGGAGAGGACGACGGCAATGACGGTTCCGATGTCTGACATATGGTTTTCCTTAACTTCTTGAAAGAGAGAAAGACTGCTAACGCTGCCAGCAGACCACTGGTGATCGCTGCTGGCAGTATAAGGACTTGATCGTACTTCTGAATCGTGTAGGTCAGAAGGACCATCCCGATGCCCACTAAGAAGGGCAACTGCCCCCGCAGGGGGAGCATAAGCATTCTGCTGACCGTCATTAGAACCAACCCACCCAGTATGCCGATGCTCCCAAGCCACACAAGGGGACTCAAAGCTGGATCGACTTGTGCTACATCCGGCAACGCAAAGTGCGATGATGGCAAAGGCAATGATTGCCGCTGGCAAGAAGATGAGAGTAAGAACGGAACGGTAACAACAAGGTCCGTCCTCACTGCAGCTCCAACTTCTCGAGCCGGGACAAAATCCGTTCTTGCATCCGGGTAATCGTTTCCAACTGAGAAACCGTAACAGCCTGCGTAACATTGAGTTCATTGATCTTTTCCTGCTGCTTATTGAGAATGCCGTAAAGGCCAACAACGAGCAGGACTGTGGTACACAGAATACCGCCCCAGTCTCGGTTCGACAGCTTTACGACGTTGCTCATCAGATGACCTTGCCGAGAACATCGACATCGGTAGGACCAACGGCTGCGGTTTTAACCAGGACTAAAACCTGGTTGTTGCCGTCAAGATCAAAACTGTGAGCGTCTAGGTCTGAAAGGGTGTACTCGAAGGATCCATCACTGATATCAGTAGAAGCATCAGAGAGGGTGATATCAAGGTTACCAGCCTTGTTAACGATCTGCTGCCACGCTCCGACTGTACCCGTGTTGGTGGTCTCAGTATTGTCTTGCTGACCAGCGGGGTTGACTGACCGGCCAAAGACTTGCACCACTGGATCTGTACTCATCGAGCCACTGTCCGTATATCGGGCAGCAAGGCGTAGAGTAGTGCCGTATGGAATGGTCATAATGACGGGGGTGCTGCTCAGAGAGTCAGAGTACGGGTTTGGCGTACCAGAGTTGTCCTGAGATTTAGCGTCGTCATTGATGACTTGCCAGAAAGAAGTAAGTTGGCAGGGGCGGGAGACCTCAGATCGGTCGTTGATTGCCACTGCTGCTGCGGTTGTTGTTCCAAGAGCCATGATTTATCCTCAAAATCCAAGTGGATCATACGAGTCAGAAGTAGAGGGGTTTGCAAGAAGACGGCCTTCTGGCTGCACCCGATCAAGAATATACGCGAATGCGTCCCTCAAACCCGCACGATATGCGGTGTCTTGGGAATCGCTGCCAATACCAGAGTTTAAAAATCCTGTTCGTTGACACAAGTCTTGGAACACGACTGCCCCGTCCTCGGAAGCGAAGAGGCGGCGATAAGCATCTGTAACTTTACTGCTGTTGTCGGACACTACCTAAATCCTTTGCTGCGGCAGCGGTGTTTCGTGCCGCCATCGCTTGTTGTTGTACGGCCTGGGCTTGCATGGCCTGGGCCTGTTGTTGCTGGCGGCCTTGTCGCATCGCTTGTACTTCTTCTTCAGGCCGCAGCAAATCGGGATTCACGCCATTGTTGAACATAATGGATCGAACTGCTTGGTCAGCATTGATGTTGTCTAGCACCTGCGGGTTGGCTTGCAAGAGCGGAAGTACGACTTGCAGGCTTTGCAGGAACGCTTGAGATTCTGCTGACCGCTTGGAGCTGGCCATCGGAGATCGATACTCGATACCCATGCCTGAACCCTTCAAGTCTTCTGGTGGTGGCGGCAGCATGCCACTGGACCGCATCCAACTGTAAGTACCCTCAACGATTGGGTTGAGCCACTCAGCGTAGAGCCTCGAAAGGACAGGTGCAGCGGACATCAAACCTTGCTGCCGACGCTCAATGATCTCTGTGGCCGTCATGCGGTCGTTCATTGGCAACGTCAGTTTGTCCAAAAAGAATGCCTGTTCGATTCGGGCTTCTTGCTTGTCAAGAAGGCTTTGACCAATAGCAGGGTTAGCACCCGAAACCAACGGCTGCGGAATCTCTCTTTGTCCTGAACGGTAGTACAGAATTGAACCTGGGGACGTGCGGATCGGACCTTCAATACTGTTGGCAGGAACCAGCAGAGGCGGTCTAATGGCCAGTTCAGCAGCTTCCAACAATGTCCGCGACATTGCATTAGCCACCTTGATGCCGGGAAGCACATGCATGGCTGGACCACGCCCATACATCTCCTCTGCTGCCTTAGACCACCGAGGCACAAGGTAAGGCATGCGGTCAAAGCCACCCTCTCGTACAACCTCTTTGGTAGAGACCTCTACATACATGCTGGCAAACGGTTTGTTAGTGAAATCCATCTTGTATGGATCCCGCTCTTGGCGCTTGTAAATAGCGTGTACAAATTCAATTTCCGTGTCGGGGTTGTAAGACCCGGAGTTAGGGTCTGACATTCGCAGGATGTCTTCGGGCAGTTCGTCGCCAAACACATCCATTGCGTCCCGCAACGACATGCGGAAGTTTCGGTAGCACTCTGTGACCTTGCCCGCCTCGTTCTCCATGATGTAGAAGTTGGCGAGCTGCCGTGTTTGGAAGACTAGGTCGTCACCCTCTTGATTGAGATACATGACAGCCGTACCAAAGGAAACAAGATCCAGATACAACTCATGAGAAGCCACAGCAAACTGACTGCGGTTAGAGTCAAAATACTCCAACATAAGCGTTGTTGACTCATGGAGATATCGTTTGATGTCTTCGCGCTGTGCCAGCCGTGCATTGCTGGCAGTCAGGCCAAACCAACGAACACTGGTGTTTGTCAGCATCCCGGAGAGTGCAGCAGCAAGGCTTTGGGCTGCATTAGGAGCAGTGTCGTTAAAAATCTTGTTCCGACGCATTTCCCCTGAACTGAATTCGTAGGAGAACTGTCTCGTGGGCAAGGTCAGATCAGCCACCTCTTGCCAATGGTGGTCCCAGTTTGAACGGTGGCTTTTTGCCTTTTCAAACCTTGAGATGATTTGGTTACCAAGCGTCATTGGAGAAGCCCTCCTTCAGATTCTTCACCGCCCAGGAGAGACCCTTCAGTGCTATACCCACCTGCTGCTGCCGCTCCAGCACGACGTTGTTGATCGCGAATCGATTGCAGGTACTTTTCTGCTGCACCCTCTTGTAGCAAGGCTTGACGTTGCTGCTCTTCAAGTTCAGCCTGAAGGCGTGCTGCTTCTTTCTCAGCCTCGTTTTCGGCAAGTTCGTTTACAACGTAAGTTGTGCCAGCAGAGAGAGCGCTAATGACAAACAGGGAAAATGGGTCAATGAATGCAAGTACGGGTTCAATCATCTGTGGAATTCCTCTAGTGGGTCGTAGTCATAATTGTCTACCCGCTCTTGCATGGGCATATCAAATTCGCCTTCTGATTGCGAATGCCTGAGCATCATAACTGCGTAACGGGTTGCGGATTCGATATCATCACGTTCTGCTACGATTTTCCCGTCCTTGCGGTGCAACATTCTTTTTTCTTCAAACCAGTCCGTGAGGTTGCGGAACACGCGAAATCTGCCGGTACGCATACGTTCCAGGATTTCCATGGTCATTGGTTCTCGAGCCTGGCCACCGCCTTTGTAGTCGTCGTACCGTGCTGAGAATGGCAGCATGTTGACCCCGTGGTTCTCGTACTGGTCTTTGAGGGCTTCGCCACCACCCTTGTCGCGGATCATGCCGTCATGGGGCCAGGCTACCGGAATCCAGTCACCCCGCGAGCAAATCGCGTGGCCGTGGTATGCAGCAGTCTCATTTGATTTTCGGTAGCAATCCGTGACATATACGATGTCGCTGTCCGCGTCGTACGCGATCCAAGCAGCCGCGGCTGGGTGGTCGATTCCGAAGTCGATTCCGCAAATGCGCCGGAAGTGGCTTGGAATAGGAAAAGGATCGCATTGGATCTCTTCGTCGGGTACTGGGTATACCCCACCCGAACCCATCATGGGAACGCCTTTTGCCCGTGTTTCTCGTTCGTGTTCCGGGAAGGATTTGAGAAGTCGTTCTCTTTCTCCTTCGTCTAGGTGCGGAGCGTCTTGCCATGTAGCCGTCGCGTAGTAGATGCCAGGTCCACCATCCACAAAGTGACGAATAACATCTGACATACCGAACAATGGAGTACGGGTAAATAGGACCATTCCTTTCTTATCGATGGTACGAGTTTGGGCTTCAGTAAAAATCATCTGGTCAGTGGGTTCTTCGTCAAGCCAGACCCCATGGCGTGACACACCTTGAAACTTGATATTCCCCTGCTCATAAGATTTAAAAGCAAGTTCTGACCAGCCCCCAGATATGTGTTTGACTTTGACGGTGTCGATTACATTTTGCACACCGCATTGCCTAAAGTTGACATCTCCAATACATCTTTTGGGGATCCAGCCAGTGCCGTCCGGCTCTTTTGTACCTTCGATCATGCCGCCTACTAGAGCAAATTGGCAGACATCTCGTGTCAGCTCATTGGTAGGGCCAGCGACAATCCAAGACGTACAGGTGTCAAACCTCCTGCCTTCCCACCAATCTGGGTACATGCCTGTCAAATGAATGGCCACCTCGGCAGCAGCGGTCCTGGTCTTTCCGGTACGGTTACCGGCAATAATGGCACGTTCTGGGTTGGATGTGCCTTGGTTGTGCCACTCAGCCTGCCAGTCGTAAGGTCCACCTTCAGAGCCTTTAGATGCAAGTTCTCCATATTCGACTTCGATGCGAGTCGTCTTGTTGATCTTCTCAAGTTCTTCAAGAAGTTCTAGAGCCCGTGCAGATGCTTCACTCATCAGACATTGCCGTCCAGTTTTGTCACAATCAACTTATATCCAACACAAAGACCAGTGTTAGAACTGCTCGAAGGGTCTTGGTAAATATGACGCGGAAAGACTGCTTGTGTGCCTGCAAAAGTGCAAACACCAGAAATTCCAATCACACTACGACCCGTGCCGTTTTGTCCTTGAATACCAAGGGCAAATCCTTCAAGCACATTCCTGCCGTTTGCAGGTGCAGACAAACCCGACGAGTTTTGACGCATACCTTCGCGTGGTGTCAACGAATGGCCCCCGTCATCAATTATGACATTCGGCACGGCGGTGATTGCACCTGATCCGCCAGTTGCACCGCCACTAGCACTAGATGCTAAAAATGGACCGATTTCTTGGATGAAAGTGGGTCCATCTCCAAAATCTGTCGCGTCACCAATGAGTAGACCGCCAGTGCAGTCGAACTTGTAAGTGCCAGGCTGCAAGGTAAACTTGTTGTTGGACGGATCAACTGTAATCCAACTTGTAGAGTTCAAGAATACGTTGTATGAATCTGCACCCCCGCCGACATTATTAGAAATTTCCAAGGCACTAACAACCCTTGACCCCGGTCCACCCGGAGCAATTACACCAAACAAAGCGAACTCTGCGACCCGAAAACCAGCCAACTGTTGGACGGTGTTTAGTGTCGCGGCATCCGTGCTTGCTGATGGTTCTGCCAGGCCTGTAATTCTGGTTGATTGGCCAAAGTCCAGAGTGGCGGTACTAGATCCGTTTTTGTTGAAAGTCGCATAACTGCTGCCGCCAACACGGACAGTCAAGGCATCATCAGTGCCGTTGCCAGATCCTGGGTTCTGCTTATGGCTGTAGACAATTCCGCCCATGTTGTTATCAAGAGGGCTGCCAAAATAGATGTTGCCAAACTGTGTCGCGGATGCTGGCTCAGGGCTCAAAATTGACATGCCAGCGTTGGTATCGTCTTCTTCAATCACCAAAGTGTCGCCAGCAGCGTTTGCAGTCGCCCCAGTAACAGCTCCTGCTGAGTGATGAATGATGTGGACTGAGCCGTCAGCACTAGCGTGGTCGATGTTTACACCGATCTTGTTGCCAGATGCCGTGGATTTAATCTGACCACCGGCAACAATAAGGTCGTCGTTGACGGTTACGGTCTTGGGGCCAGTCCCGTTTCCAAGAACCACATTGCCATTACAGGTCAAGTCAGTGCCGGTAATGTTGGCAAACGTCACGTTGTCTGACGTTGCCAGGCTCATGTTTGCGCGTACTGTGGTCGGGGTAGCAACCGCGTATGCGTTAGAGGTCACAATGAGCATGTTGTTGTTTGCTTGGCCACTAGGGCTTGGCACGTTCAGACTGCTGCCTTCTCCGATGTTCGCAGCCTGCTCAACAGCCAAAACTCGGGTCGTGATTGCGTCTAACTGTGACTTGTTGATGGCATCGCCAGAGGCTGAACCATCCGTAACGTTGACAATCCGCAGGCTCTCAGCGTCCATTGTCGTGCCGTCGGTGGTGTTTCTACCAAGTGCCTGCTGCATCTGAGCTGCGAGACGGTCTAGTGATGTCTCAACAGATTCAGCAGGAAACACTCCCGTCGCAGACAAGTCCAAAGTCTGGGTTTCTGGCACGATACGGTTGATGCGTACCTTGGTCCCCGAGTTCAAGCCAGCATCAAAGCGAAGGGTTGCACCAGTATCTGTCTTGTCAACGATTGAAAAGCCAGTGGTAATCAGCGTCTCTGTACCGCTTTGGTCGTGCAGCACTTTGATATCACTGTCCTCAAAAAACTTGTAGGGGATTGTGAAATCAGTTTGGCTAGAAGTAGCCGTGTATTGAACCGTGTTAGTTGAGGTGCTTAGGGTCATTTGGGCAAGTCCTTCTTCTTATCGTTTTCATAGCGTCGGATTTCTTTTCTAATCTCATCCATAAAATCATCGGTTGCTCGTTTGAAATCCTCTTCTGTCATATCGCCAACTGATACTTCAGGATACCGAGTTCGGATCAGCGAATTCCACAAGTTATTAGCCTGTAGTGCGGTGGTGGCAACTTCTTTGGTGCTTTTGTTGCCAACAGACATCAAAAGGAGAGCTGTAGCGACCGCAAGATCAAGCCCTTCTTTGTCAGAGATTTTTTCACCTCTCATGGCTTTGCGCAAAATCTGCACGGCATCTTCTGGCAGGTCAGAAACAAGTTCCAAGAAAGCCTGGGCTGGTTTTTCAGACCGACCGTAGTCACGAATTGCGCCTTGAGGAATCAATTCCGCGTCTTCTAGGACATCGATTGTGCCTGACCTGAGAGTTCCCGGTGCGTTCATCAATGCCCCCGGTATACCTGGGACCATTGCGCCTCCTGTTTCAACAACTCCCACCACCAGCTCGCCAGCAATCGTTCGCGGGTTCCAATCAACTTCCTCGTCTTCAGGAATTGGAATACCCCCCAACTTTTTAGCCTGGTTCATACTTTCATCGACTAGACGTTTGAAAATGGTTGCCATTGCAACAGTAGTAAACGCAGCCGTAAGTACATTTTTGATGTTGTTCAGACTTGTCGGGTTGGACATTAGTTGACTGTACATCTTGGTGAGCGCGGCACGAAACGGCATCATCATTTGAATCGCTGGATTCATCCGTGCATTGAAAAGACTAGGTGATGCTGAGACTGGGTTTGGCATCGGCTGGGTTTTTGAAATCGTGGGCAACGCGCGTTCGTTGGTCGCAGATTGGAACAGAGGATGTTCTAGGATTTGGCGACCGTTACGGCGTATTCCGGATGGTGTAATTTCAATACCTCTAGCCCCAAGGTCATTCAAAAGCCGATCAAAGGTTCCAGATTGATCCATCCCGAAATGGCCAACAGCAGCACTTTTGTCACCGGTCTCGGCGTAAGTAACAAGGGAATCCAGAGTCCACTGTTCAGCACTGCTCCAGATTTGCACAATAGTGTGACGGTCAACACTACGCATCATTGCAAGCGCTGCCTCTGTCAACTCCACGTCATTCACATAAGCCGATGTTGTAGATGCGCCAGCGTCGTAACCGACTCCCACGTTCAGAGTGTTCTGGCTGAAGCGAGCCCAAAGCAAGCCTGATCCATTAATCATCCGTTCGTACGTCTCGTTTTGCGAGTTAACGAACAAAGCACGCCCGGCCTCGGGAACACCACCCGTGAACGGATTTGCATACGTCGAATTTTTGTATCTACTAGGGATGAGCCCAGGTTGATCACCAAAAGCCAGTGGGTATGAACCTGCCTGCTTGACTGCCGTCGTTGGGCTGACAAGACGTGTAGCGCTAACTCCACGGTTTAGGCTACGCAGAATCTCAGACAAGTATGGAGTGTCGCCGCCGATTCGGTATCCCAAGACATCTGCAACCTCGCCTACAACCTGATTCGCCATGTTGTCGGCATACCGAGATCCACCTTTTTTGCCATCCATTGCACGTCTTGTTGAGCTGCTGCTACGACTGTTAAACAGCCCATACAACACATTTGCATTTGGAGCCATCTCGTGATGGACATAGTTCTCAGTCGCACGGCGTGAGATAAAGGACAGGCCGTCCGTAATTACGATGCCCCTTTTCTTTGTGCCAGAGCGTTGTGCCTGCGTGCTTGAAAGATCAGTAAGACTTTGTCCTCCATTTGTAAGTTCTTGCTGTACGTCCTGTTGAGTCCTTCTTTTGCCATCACCAAGAATGTCGCCACGCCGTCGTGGGAAGAAAGTCAACCCCAGCTCAGACTGCTCAAGTCTTTGTCCCGCAGCAACCCTGACTTCGTGCATCTGGCTGGTTTCATCACTCATTGAAAGCAAGAAGTCTGACAGCTCGCGTGGCTTAAGACCTAACTGCTCAAGAATGTTCATCTGTTCGACAATTACCGCCACGTCGTTGGAAGTCAATTCCACTGATTTAATGGTCTGACCCTTACGCACAATCTCGATTGGAGCGCCATTGACAATGATTTCCCGAAAACCGCTTTGATCCCGAATAGTTGTGTAAAGGTGGACCAACTCCATTGGGTTCATCACAACCCGTTCGTTTTCAAAGTTGAGACCTATAGACCGAGTTTGCCTGAATCCATTAACAAGTGAGCCCAAAAGCCCAGGTTGGTATGAGGGGTGGTACTCAGCGAGACGTTCTATCGGGAAACCGGCTGTGTCTGCAAACTCTACAAACGCTCTTCCATCGTCGCGTTGGCGACCTCTAACACCGCTCGATGCCACGATAAATCCATTGACAGTTTGGGCAATCTCGCTTTCTTCTCCAGCCATACGGATTGCCAAGTCTTGTGGGGACATATCTCGCAGCCCCAATCCGCCTACTAGATCACCGCCGACCTCGCCAGTTTCAGTGTCTACTTTTCTGTCTTTGAGGGGCGAAGTGCGGATTTCACTTGTAATTCTCAAATCGCGCCGTGTGTCCTCTGCAACCTTTTTGGCCGCTTCTGCTTCTTGAAGTTCTTTGTTGACGGCTAGCAGGTCGTCAATTTGTTCAGCGGCTTCGATCTTTGCAATTCGATTTGAGTGCAGTACATCAAGAGGCTGTTGTTTAGGGTCAAGTGCCAACAAGTCAACGTCAGGCTGAGAGTTAAGATATGCGTTCCGTGCCTGATCAAACGAAGCATCAAGACGCTCGTCGCCAGTCTTTCCGTTGTCTCGAGCCCACTTCATAGTGTCTTCGGCAGAATTTTTGACATTGGTAGACAACGGGTTGATCCGGTTGCCAAACATGGCTTGTTCAAACAGCGGTACAAGGTCAGGGTGGATTTCTTCCTTTTGAACTTTACCAACGGCTTCCGCCCAGTCCTTGGTATTCACCTTCCACAGTTCTGTCTCAACCAATATCGCGGTTTTCTGAACTGCTTCGATTCCCTTTTCTAAGACCTTGTCAGCAGTTGCAGTTTCCTTGGGCAACATTCTGAGAACGCGACCACGAATCGAATTATTCTCTTTGGTTGACAAACCATTCTTAGTCAGCAGTTTGTCAATCTCACCACGAACCAAAGTGAAAGCGTCCGCAGAGTCTTTGCGGTCCTGTCGTACCTCCGCAGTTTTTGCTTTCTGTTCTGCAAGTCTTGCATCACTGCGAGCCTTCTGCTCCTCAAGCCTTATCTGTGCTTTGAGAGCCGCCTCTTCACGTTGCTCACGGTTGCGCGCCCTGGTCTCAGTCGCTTCTGCTCGTTGTTTTTCCAGTTGTTCGGTTCGTGCGATGCGAGCCTTTTCGGTAGCCTCACGCACACCAGCGCGGTACGCACGACGTTCTGCTGGTGTAACTTGCTGTGGGTCTAAGGGTAATTCGTTGTCAACCAGAAGCTGCAACTCAGACTCACTGAGTTCGATGCCAGCATCTCGTCTTCTTTTAACTTTGCCGATTTCTTTTGGATCTGCGGGCTTTCGCAACGCATCTTTGTTGGTAATTACAATTTCTTCTACGTTGGTTTTAGATCCATCACCACTCGTTCCAGTTGCGCGATATGCATCGAACCCTTTTTCTTTGAGGGCTTCTGCAAGTTGTGCATCTACACCATCACCAAGGTAAAAGCCCTGCCCTCTGAAATTTGGATCCAAAAACTCATGGATCATTCCGCCTGCGTATTCTTCAGATCCAGGTTTTACTTGTGGAAAACCGAGTTCTGCCAACGTGTCGAGAACTACTTGTTCGGATGCAATCTTATTTTTTTCCAGTTCAAAAGTCTGCACTGCACCTTCAGTAGCAGCACCGTATTTTTCCGCTTCACTTAGGGTTTCCGTTGAGTAGGTGAGGGCGCTGTCAGGATCTACTTCTCCGCCTCGGTAGACTTTGACAACGTCAGGCTTGGGTGGTTCAGGTTTCTTGGCCTTGGGCTTTTTAGCAGGAGTTGTAACTTCAACTTCTACGCCAAACTCTGCAAGCATGATGTCTCGCAGCAAACCTGCGGACTCTGATTTTGGATCAGCAAGATTTATGGTGTTTATGTCTCGTAGTTGTTCGACACTAATTTGTGTGTTGCCATATACGACGTTGGTCTGTTGGCCAAAGGAGGTTGTAGGCAGAGACCTAATGATGTCTTTTGCTTTGCCAAGCAACAGGTCAAAAGCAGGATCACCTGGCACAAGGCCACTGGTTCCTGCGTCCATCATGACTTCAGCAAGAATGCCCTCTGCTTTAGCAGTCAAAGGCTTTGGAGTTCTGGGAGCAGGCGTTTTAAGTTCAGTCCCTGCTTCTGCTGCTGCAATAAACTCATCATCCAAGAGTGGGTTTTGACGCATCGCCTCGATCTCTTCAGGCGTGTAAGGCCGAGGAGTTGAGTCAATCGGTGCAGGCTCACCCGGAACCGAAGGCTCAGGTCCACCTTGGAAGTAGGTTCTGCTGTCTGGGCTCAGACGGCTCCAGTACGCAAACTGTGGCAAATCTTGTGTAGGAGCCCCACTAGCCATGTTTGCAGGCAGCGTTCCTTCTACGGTCCCTGACACCGCCATATCGGGCCTACCAGCCTCTCTGACAGGCACGGGCCTCGAAAGACCCCCCACGGCTCCGGGAGGCGGCATAGACGTTGCAGGCGGCGGTGTGCCTTGCATTGGAGGCGGCAGTTGACCAACCGGCGCTGGGAGCTGGGCAGTCTCCAACGGTGGCAACTCTGGCCTTGGCTGCATGCTCTGTGGCCGGAGTCCACGCCGGAGGATCTCTTTGTCGAGTTGTCTGATGACTTCTCTGGCTGCTTGTCGTTCATACCCAGTCAAAGGTCCGCGTTCAAACATTTGCGGCCTAGTGCCGTCAGGCAAGGTGGTCTCAGCACGGTGGACTGTCCCTACAACCCCACCAGGTTTGAGCCCTGCCTGTCTGGCCAAAGTGTTGCGAAGAGCGGCTAGTTGGCTACCAGACAAAGAAGATGCATCTGTTAGTGAACGTGCCATGATGGTGTCACGAATAATTTGCGACTGAACATTTTCGAGAGCAGAAATGGCCGCGGCGACATCAAGCATCTCACCTTGCTGGCCTTGTGTCCGGTAGTGGGCTCTCATTCGTTGCAGCTCTTGCTGCACTTTCATGTATTGCATCCGGCCTGAGTAGGCTTTGACAGCCATTGGGATTGTCGAAAAGGCGGCGTACACCCCAAAGTGTTTTGGAGAGTCGCGTAGATTTTCCGACAAGTAGAGTTGTGCGGTTGCGGCTGTTCGCTCTTCTGCAAGAATCAAATCTTGCAAAGTTCCGTTGCCGACTTCAAGCGTTGCGCCTAACGCACCGCTTTTTGCGGCAGTAGTAGAGAGCTGCACCATCATCTGGGCAGCTTCTTTGGCGGTCATGTCTTTTGCGCCTTGAATAAAGAATTTTTCTAGAAGAGGCTGGGCTTGAGCCCCCATAAATTTAAAAAGCCGCAGGATGCCGTAGTGGTATGCGACGTTCACTGCTGCTAGACCCGCAGCAGTTGTACGGTCCTGTTCAACTCCCACTTTAATTCCGTCTGCGTATGTACGAGCAGCAACATCAGTCAGCAACACGGGCGCTAAAAACCACTTAGACAAATCAACCATAAACCCAGGGGTTCGGGAAAACAGTTCGCCATCACGCTTTTGGTAGCGTTGTAAAAAATCTTGTCGTTGTAGCACGGCTTCGTCGCGTTTTTCGACCAACCTGTCCCCAAACTCGTCTTTAAATTCTTGAGCAGCCTTTTGACCAGCCTCTTCGCCTTCTCTGGCAGAAACCATCCGTTCGACCAGTGCGCCTACTGGGACAGCAAACAAGTCTTGTGTTGCGACTCCTAAATCCTTGTCAATAACATCTAGGGCAGTAGAGAAATTGCCAAAAGGTTCTACAAGTGAGGTGAAAGCAGACTCGAAGAAGCCACGTTCTTCAGGCTCAACCAGTTGAAAGTCTTGTTCTACTTCGGGTGGTGTAAGTTTGACCTCGCTGCCATCTTGAAGAAGCATGAAGTTGTGCGTTGGCTGGGTAAACTCTGTCTCCTCGAGTGGCACGTCGCCTTGCACCAAACGCCGCTTGGTCATGTTGTTAATGAACATGCTGTGAGACTCGGGGGTGTACCCTGGTCCCATGTTTGAGGCATCGATGCCTTGGTACAAATCCCGCAGTCCATACGGATCGTCAGCCTGTTGGTCTAACGGTTCACGTTGAGGACCAAACACGTCATATGGCGTGGATTTGTCAAAGTTGGAAAAGTCGAGACCCATCAGGCAGTTTCTCCTGGGCTTGCAACACCCTTCCATCCGTCTTGAGCAGCCAAGTTTTCAATGGCAGTTCTAATCATAAAGGGCGTGCCTTCAGGATACATGGTGTATGCAGCCTCTTCATACATCGCCAAGCGGAATCCAGTGGGATCTTTATCTTGCATGTACGCCTCGCCCATTTCGGGTCGATACCTGTAGGGCCGACCTTCGGGGCTCATATGGAGAGCCGCGGACAAGTGGCCGAACTCTTCAGGCAGCTCGGTGCTTGGCACATCAGTTTCGACAGTGACGGTGTTGTCTTCGTTGACGGTGACTTTCATGTACGAATCCGTGCCGATTCTGCTAACGCGACCGTTTGAATCACGCTGGTGCGCTTCAAAGTACACAACATTAGACTGACCAGGGTTGTCGGACACAACAGGTCGTTGCAGGTCGTAATACAAATTTGAATCCAAGTCATCTGCGTTTGGCATTTTCTTGGCGAAGTCAGATAGAGCTGCGTCGTTAAATTTGCCATCGCCCCCGCGGAATGGTGAATCTTGCGGGATGTACAGCATCGACTGTGGGTCAGACATACTTTCGTCACCGCGAGTCAGAAAGTAGCGACCATCTGGAATCTGCGGCATAGCCACAAACATGTCCTGCGCCGCACTTGCTTTGGACTGACGAAGGGCATCTTTTGCAACACCGAAATCAATTGTTTGGCCGGACGTAGCCTCTTCGGCAAGAAGCAAAACACTCTCGATAAAAATCCTGTCAGTGGCTAACAAACTTTTTACCCTGCGTTCTCTGTCTGTGACTACAGATTCTCCGTTTGTTTTGTAAAAACGTACACCTTGCAACACGTTAGTGAGCAAACTTGCAGACATACCTTCAGACCCAACCTTGACAGCTTCTTCGGTTACTTGAGACCCCTCGGCAAGTATTACGTCAAAATCAGCACCTTTGACTCCTGCATCATTCATTGTCTTAGTGGTGTAGTTGGTAAATCGGTATATGCTTGCAAAAGACTCAACAAGTTTTAGAGGATCAACTCCACGGAATTTTTTTCGTTGCTGGCTGCTTGTTGATCTGTCAAGGTCAAGGGTAAATAGCAACCTGGTAGGAGTAGTCACGTCACCTACTTTGCCCAAAATCAACTGTTTACGCTCAGATTCGGAAATCGCTTCACCCTGAGAGGCCACCCTCATTTCGTCAAGCAAGTCATATGCAGCACGCCGCGCTGCTGGATCTTGACTGTGAGCCCCGTTAAGCACATCTAAAGCGCCGCTTGGCAAAGGAATTGATGAATCAATCGTGACTGTTGCTTTGACCAATTCTTTCCGTAAAGAAGCGCCAGCCCTGTCGTAAAGATTGTCGATCACTTCTTGGGTGTTGTAATCAGATTTTGCAAGAACTTGTCTTACAGATTCGGTGTTGTAAGTAACTGACCCGTTTTCCTCATTTCTTGTGCCTGCTTGCTGCAACTCAGCGAAGGCTACGTCTACAGTGTTGTCGAGAGTATCGACTTTTTGCAGTGCGTCTTCTGCTCTTTTAATTGCTGCTAGTAGTTTGCTGGGGTCTCCGCCTTTTTTCAATACTTCTTCGGCTTTAGTTTTTGCACTGGCAACATGACTTGTCAGGGTCAAACTTTCGCTTGATTTAATACCGTCTGGCAAAATCCCATCTAACACGCCGTCAAGACTAGTTGCTATTGCGTCACCTTGAGTGGTCGCCGGAGTGATACCCGCACGCTGCAACGACACGTCTGAAACACCACTTAGTTTATTTGTGATTGTCACCCCATCATATGGTCCTGAAGGATCAATCGTGTTTCCATTGGAGTCAGCGTCACTTAATACTTCAGCCCCCAAAGCCCGGTCTTTTTGCTGTGCAATCTTCAGTTCTTCTCGGTCGATGTAGTTTTCTAATCTGGAAACGTGTTCTTCTGATACTGCCCCTTTTTCACTGCCTAGAGACAGAATTTCCCGCGCACCTGTAACATCGCCCTTTTGAATCAATGCCCTGACACCAGCGCCAATGGTGGAATTGCCTTCCCTGTCGGCGATTTTCACAAGCTGCTCAGGGTCGTAGCCACGCTCGTTCCGTCTTGCCTCGATTCTGCCTTTGTGGTCAACCGCTTTCGCAACCACATCTGCTGGCGTTAAAGTTGTCTGATTGGAAACGAAACCTGTTCGTTCTACTTCGGAATCAGTGGTAAGAGATGCTAATTGTACGCCAGCACCAAGTCGGTCTCTATTGTTTCGGACAGTGACATACCTGGGTACGGCGTAGTTTCGGAGGTCTTGTGCAGCTCCTTGCCCATACTGTGCTGCTACGTTGTCAATAAGCGAGGCAAGAGATGATTCAAATTGGGGAATGTGCTGGTTCAAAGGTGTGACCGGGGCTCCATCCTTTGTGTTTCCCAAGTCGTATACAAATTTGTCTATTTGTCGTTTGGCAGTAGAGACTGCAACTTCTGCCTCTGGTGTAAGTTCACCACTGTTGAGGGCTCTTTCTTTACGCTGCACAACTTGAGCAACATCTTCCAAACCTTTGCCAACGGTTTGCAAGGCTTCACCGACGTTGAAGCCTTGTTGGCGTGGAACTGGTTGTATTGCGCGTGCAGAAGGTCCGCGTGCAAATGCGGGGTTGTCTACCGATTGTGTTGGAATTTTTGCCATTAGATATACGCCATTCCGGTCACCAAACTAGTTGCCATAGACACAGCACCGCCAAGGAGCGATGCTTGAGCCTGTTGCTCGTAGTTGGTTGCCCTAAGTTCTGCCCCAAACCTGGTTGCGAATGCAGCAGCGTCTGCGTCATATTCGATGTCGGCGATGTCACGATCAACTGCGAACTGTTCCGCATGAATGACTTCTCCGGGTGACCCTGACGACAACGACACACCTGATGCTCCGTATGCAGCTCGCACACGTCCGAGTTGGATTTTGCCTGCTCGTTCTCGCCTCTTGACATCACGCTGGGCTGCGAATTCGATTTGCTGGGCGTTGTACTCGCCAAACATCCGCTCTTGGTCAGCATTGAGGCCAAAGTTGGCAGCGTTCAATCCACCGGCAATGCCTTGGCCAAAGCCTTGCAAAAAGTTTGCACCAGCCATGTAGTCAGCGCCGGTCATTGTCCCAGCGTCCATACGACCCATGAACCCTTTGAATCTTTGACCAGCCGTTGGGTTAGTTGCAGCAGCAACACCAGCAGCCGCTGACGGGGCGTTGTTGATGAATCCAGAGGCAAGCCTCATGAATGGATCTTGGTAAGCACTCATTAGGTAGATCCTCCAATGTCACATACTGCACCAAAACCAAGGATGGTCATAGGTTGAGGATCAGTTGTTCTTACAACGAAAGTAGAAATGCGATCTGATGAAGAGGTTGTACCAACTTCTTGTATTTGTTTAAACTGGATTGGCGGAGCATCTGACATCTCGTCTGACACTTCTCGGTAGTCAAGCGGTACTACATCGCCACCTTTTTTAACCTCTCCACCCAAACTGCGGAACATCCAGATATATGCTTTGATGAGGCGAACCACTGCAAACCTGGGGTCATCCTCACGGCCAAACCTGGCCAAGAATTGCAGAGGCTGGGTCTCCATTTCGCTGAGATACGGACGGCCAATAAGAAACCTGTTGCCCGCAACGCTAGATGTTGCGTTGCCGCTGCCATCAACCTCTAACGGGACCGTAGCGCCATCTACAAGTGCAGTAATTGTTTCATTAGCAAATCTTGACAAGCCAGTAAGACTTGATGTCTCTTGGACAAATGTTTTTCTTTCCCAGCACTCAAGCATTTCAATCTGAGTTGAGCCCATGGTGTAGGTAAATGATTGTCCAAGCCTGTACACCCCACGCACGCCCTGCGAATCTTCCCCGGTCATGTAGAGGCGGTCTACACCATTCTCAGTAATAACACAAATGCTTTCAAATTTACCTTTGATACCTATTGTGTGGTCAAATTTATGCAACGCCCAGGCAAAAACATCTTCAGTTCTTTCGTAGGTGAGAGATGCTAAAACCCCATCGCCACGCAAAAACCAGCAGACGTTTGATTCTCCACGTTGGTAGCAAGATTGTGAAAACCCTTTACGGCCTAGACCAATAGCCACGTTGTCTGCAAAGACTGTTAAGTCCCTTGCTTGGTAACGGTCGCTAGAGAAGGAAAAACCAAGTTCTCTTACACGATTGCCGTCACGTTCGGCAAAGACAATTCGGTCGCCGACTTGGATGGGGTCGCAGAAAGGACGGATGCCATAGTTGCCCTGCCGCAGCACAGCAAGGTCGGTCGGTGATAAGGCTCCAGTTACTGAACTGGCGGTCATCAAGAACTCACCATCTTCACAATGGATAATTAGCCCTCGAGCATCAGAAGTTAGGCCGCGGATACTGTTGACTTTGTTGTCTGCGATAGTAGCGTCAATCGACAAGTCTTCTGAGACCACGCTTACGTCAGTTGGGTCAGTTGGTCCAAAGTTGTTGAACCTGTCAGTTTTTGACAACCAGATTCTGTTTGGGCTTTTGTTTGTCCCAGCCAGTACAAGTCTTTGTTGATGAAACAGACCTGTACCAGGGAACCCTGTTGTGTCTGCGGTGAAACCGCCAAACTGCCACTCTGGAACCGACTGCTGTTTGCCGCCATCAGGAAATGCCACAGTTACTTCACCGTAAGCGATTGTGCCGGTTTCACTCAGGATTCTGGCAACACCGCGCCGCAGTGTGGAGTTTTGGGCTGGCGTGTTCAGCTCGTCGTACTCATCAGCGACTGTCATCGCAAACAGACGACCAGTGGAATTTTCAAACACATTCTCACCAGTGGTGTTGGTGAACTTAATTATGTTTCCCACTTCCAGACCCGGAGTGCCGCCGGGGAAATCAACATCAGTGTTTTCAGGGATTACATACTGGACTTTCTGCGTGGTGTCTTCGTTTAGTGGGTCGTAGGGACCGTCTGCATATTCAAACTCCTCCCATACCCAACTTGCTGGGATGTTGTCTATGCCAGTTCTTTTAAGCCTATAGATTGGGTAGTTGCGGTGGAACACATACAAGATGTCCGCTGTCTGCGTAAAATTAAGTTCAGGCAGAGCCGCGATTGAATAACCTGGGGTTGTCAGATCAAGTTCAATTTGGCTGCCGTCAGCATCGTTGAGCGCCTCACCGTCCCGGTAAATACGCATTTTGGTATTACCTTCGATGAAGATTTCAAGGACATAAGACTCATCGTTGGAGAACTGAAACGGAATGAGTCGAGACGCAAACTCTGAAGAGCCACTGTTCTGTATGAACTCAAAGCCAGCACGACGAGTGATGCCGCCTGATTTCAGAGGGATCATGTTTACCAGTGACGATACCCCCTGTTGGTATTTTTTTAGGTCAGTCCGGGCTTGAAGCCTGGCTCCCATCACCCCAGCAGAGAAGTCTGTTTGTGTGAACTGACGACGTGGCATTAGAGGCTGCTATCCGAGATTGCGCGGAAAGGCACATCAGCGAGACGAGTCTCGATGAATTGAGAAGGCTCAAGAGCCAAGTCAGGTGCTTCCCGGCTGTCTTGGAACGTAGCCAATGATAATTTGCGTTCGTATACGGCGTTGAGCTGCTGCATCAATTCTCGACTACCAGTGACTTCGAGACAAATCTCCATAGCCAACTTGGTCGCGAAGCAGTCGATAAACAGAGAGTCGTACTGCTCTGAATCTTCGATTCTTGCGGTGTAAAGAATTTTGATCGGAGTCGTGTTCGACAATACAACGCGGCCTTCAACTCTAAAGTCCGTTGAAAGCAATTCACATCTAGTCAATCGGATGTAGTCGTTTGGCAATTGAGATTGATACGACCAACCGAAGGCTGGAGCATCGGCCAACTGCGATAGTTGCGCTCGCTTTTGGGCGAAGTTCCAAGGGTGACAACGCAAGACAGAATCGCGAACCAGCCCGTAGACCAGATTAATAGCGACTGCTCTGCTTGCATCGTCAGTTAGCGTAACAATTCCAGGTTGACCAAGTTGGGTCAACGCGAGGTTTGCAATGTCAACCGGAGAGGCCATAAAGGTGGACGAGGGCCAGAAGCCCCCGTCCACCCAGGAGGGGGTTAGATGTCTTAGTCCAAGACGTAAAGGACTTGGAACATGATGTGACCGGCTTGGAAAGTGCCTGCATCAGTTGGGATGGTGAGAATCAGATCAAGCTGTTTCCCATCGTCTGATGTTTTATCGGCCAGTTCCCATGCTTGTGCGGTAGCAGCATCAATGTCTGCTGCCGCAGTGCCGAATCGACACTCCAATCCGGCGGTGTTTGCGTCTTGCAACGCATCGTCGCCATCAAGGAACACATCTGGATCGCCACCAGTTCCATCCGTATCGACCAAACCAAGGTCAATCAAGATTTCTTCAGTGCCTTTGGTGTCGATGTCGTCGTTAAACAACTTGACCGACAAGATTCGGCATGAAGATGGAAGGCGGCAAAGGGTGATTGTGTCACCATCAGCAGGAGCTGAGGCAATGTTCACCACATCCATGGCAATACGGACGCGACCGCCCATGATGCCAACGTTGGACATAGACGCTGGATCGCCAACGCCAGTGATAATAGAAGAATTAGTGTTTGCCATTTGGAATCACCTTAAACGGTTGCGGCCACAGTGCGGCCAAGTGCTGCGTCAGTTTCATCGACCTTGATCGATACGACTTTGCTTTCTTCCAAGCGAGTAGCACCGATGGTCATGCAGTAGTAGACGTAGGTGCTAAAGGACTTGTCAGGACGCTCTTCGATTCGAGCCATTACGTCTTGTCCGATTCCGAGTTCAAGACCTGAACGGACGAACGCGAAGCATGTACGGATGTTTGAAGCAACAGCAAGACGGTTGGACATGACAAACCGGAAACCCATGAAGGTGTCGATTTCGCCGTTGACCAACGCTCGGACGGTATTGAAGTCTGACGATGAGACTTCTTTGGATTGCAGCAGTGACTGCATGGCAATCGGGCTAACGACCAAGACTTTTTCTTCGTCTTCTGCCACGTTGTTCTCGTGGAATCGAGTCATGGCCTTACGAAGTTTTTCAATGGTCAAAGCGTAGTTAGCAGCGCCCGCAGCAGTGTCAGAGTATTGAACGCCAACTTCGTTGTTGGAGTCAAACGGCGTGCTGGTGGTTCCGTCAACGCCAGTCAAGGCACTGCCGGTAGCGGCTGAAATGATCACGTCATCCATAGCACGTCCCATAGCAAAGGCAGCAGCCTGGGCGTAGGTCGAGGTTGGATCGATCAACATACGAACCTTGTCGTTCTTGTCGATCAGGTCGCCCCACTCATAATCAGAGAGGGAGTAAGCGCGACGAGCGTGAGGGGTATTGACCAACGGAGAGTCGCTGTGACGGCTGACTTTCAGTTGGGCTTCAGTAGCACCAATTTGCTCAGTAAACTTGGTCTTTCCGACAACAGAGTTATCAGTGTTGACAAAGTCACGGAGTTTGGAGCCACGTTGTTGGACGAGCAGTTCGACGTTGTTGCGATACTGCTCAACAAAAGCGGTCGTGATATTTGTACTCACGGGTATGCTCCTAAAGAGAGATTACGAAACTAACTTCGGAGTGCTACCCGCAACACGCGGACACTGCCTACCGGAGGAAGGCGGTGCTTCGGGTCTTTCCCCGCGTCAGACGGACCTACAGGCTACCCGTCAGCGACACTATACGGCTTTTAACCGTGTGCGAGGTCGTACAATTTTTGCATTTCTTGGACAGCATGCTTGTGACCTGGCAAATGTCCGTTGAAATAGTTGTCTCGGAAGTCGGGATCCGACAGTTTTCGGTCGATTTCTGACTTGGCTTCTTCGGGTGAAAGCATGAAAGACTGCCCCCCACCGCCGCCAATAACTTCATCTTCAGCCACCAGACGGCCAATTTTGCTAAATGCTTCGATCAGCTCAGGGTCGTTGGCCAGTCCAGTTTCAGCCAGACGTGACATCAAGGTCTCGCCGCCAAACTTCTCTACGGCAGTTTTAGCCAGATTCAAGTTTTGGTCGTAGGCAGATCCAAAGCGATTTCGTAGTTCGGTCTCCGCAGCCTGACGGTTTTCATCCTGGGCTTTGGCGTTGCCCTGCTGCTTTTCGTGTGCCGTTGTGACCATATGCCTCACCAGTCCAGCATATTGCTGCTTGTTCAGGCCAAGTCTGTGTGCCTCACTGGACAGGGCAGCATGCACCTCGGGGGACAGCGTGTCCGGCATGTTTTCTGTTGGCAGCTCGTAGCCATCTGATTGCTCCGGTCTGCCCAGTTTTGTGTAAAACTCGGACCAGGCCTCATCTCCAGCATCTTTTGCAGGGATTGACACCCGATCTGCACCCACCATTTTTTGTGCGTTGATAGTTGACTTTGCCAAGTCTTCAACTGTCTTGATATCTTTGATCGCAGAGTGGTTGGCAATGTCTTCCGGCAGGGTTGCTCTCCATTCCTGTGCGGTTTCAAGGACAGTTTCGGGGGTTGTTTGATCTTCGCTCATTAGCGGACTCCAAATTTTCTTGATCGAATGGGGTTTTCACGGTTACGGGTGGCAAAACGCCCCCGCAAGACAATCCCATCAAAGTGGGTGCTATTTTCCTGTGATGCAAACAGAGTCTGAATGTCATCAGCATCGTTGTTGTGATAGATAAGAGTGGTTTTTCTAAACATTGCTCGTCGAACAAATTTGCCGGGGATCAACAGGTCAAAATCTTGGTTGGCAGAGGTTTGTCCGTACGTCCAATTCACTGCTGGCTCTGGCACGATGTCATCTAGAGCCATAGGTGTTGTCCATTGAACGCTTGGTGAGGCTGTAATTCTCACAGCGTTGGTTGCACCAAAATCCTGCGTATCTATTGACGGATTGATTTCATTGACAAATCCAAGTCCAGCGTCTGCCGAAAAAGCACTTCTAGTCTTGTATCGAGATTCTTGTGGGTATCCACTCTCGGATTCAAAAACGTCACTGTTGCCTAGAACCGGAATGAACCTTGGTCTTTTGACAAGTTCGAGTTGAAGCAAAATGCTGTAGGAAACCCCGAATCCCGCACCAATAACATTGTTGGTGCTATTGACCTTAGCCGGTGTTTTTGCACTGTCGTTGGATTGGATGTAGGTGTCCTCAAACTCTGAATCTGCAATGGTGATTTCAGTCATGCTGCTTCCTTTTGCCTTCCAATAATCGTAATTCGGACAGCCATTCCTTCGCCCTTGACTTGTGAAACATACAGCCTTATTTGGTCAGGGTTGTCATCTGGGATTATTCCGGCCCGCACAAGACCGTCCAGAACTGGCTTGACCCCGCCGACCAGGTTATCGGGGTCCATTGCTTTACCCCGCCCACCGTAGATGCGTTCAACATGAATATCAATTGGTGCAACAACTGGGGCAAGCGACACAAACCGCTCCCCCCATTCCTCCTTTTCTTTTCTCCGATTTGCCCAATGCATGCGGATATAGCGGTTTAAGCCGACCAAGCCTACCCCATCGAAGACACATTCTTGATGGAGTCGATCTTGGTAGAGGCTTGATTCATGGTCATTTTCTTGGCATCGGCAACTGGGACACCAAGCTGGTGCAGCAGACGGATTTGTTTGAGGGTGGATAACCCCTTCTTTTGCCGCTTGAATATCTGCTCCATCAGTTGGCGTTGCTGGGGCGCTGGAATGGAGTCCGGGTCTATGTTCTGACGCATCAGAACCTGGCGCTGGTTTTCCGACAGGGGCTCGTTGTTTGTCCACTGGGATGGCTTCCTTGGCTTGACGGCCAACAGTTTAAATGGGTCTATCTGACTGCTAGACCACTCTACCGTAGCCAAGATGCCAGAACGCTTTTTCTCTTCAATCTCTTTACGTTCTTGGGTCAATCGTTGCCGCTCTTCTTCGACAACTTCTTGAACGTCAGTCTCGCCCTCTTGCTCCATACGGATACGCACCCGTTTGCTCAGGACTTCATCATCCCCAGCCAAGATGTCTGCGGTGCAAATCAACCTGTGTTGGCCAGAGTTGCCGACAAAGTCCAATACATGGCAGCAGGGCTTATCAGAGCCTGAAATCGCGGCCCGCCTATGTTCTGCGTCCTCCAGCCCGTCCACGACTTTTGGCAAGATCCGTGTACCACGGCCCACCATTTGCGTGTACAGAGCCCTTGATTTGGTTGGCCTGGCAATAGCGATGTACTCAACTTTGGGACAATCCCATCCTTCAGTTGCAATTTGGCAATTGCACAGGTACGAAAACTTGCCTGCTTCAAAGTCTTTTAGAAGCTGCCTACGCTCGCCCCGATCCATTTTGCCGTCTACGCTCCGCGCTGATCCTGGGCTTTGTCGGTTGATAATCTCTGCTATCCGCTCTGATTGTTTGACGCTGGAGGCAAAAATTAGGGTGGGTCGGCCCGCGGCTGCTTCCATGGTCGGGACAGCCACGGCGTGCAGGTTTTTCTCATACTCCATCAGCCTTGCCAACTCGCCTCCGTTGAAGTCACCGGCAGTGGTTCTGATATCAGTAAAGTCCAGGCTTTCAACGTGGATCATTTTCTGCTTGACTGGAACCAGCCAGCCGTCGTGCATTGCTGCATCGATTTCGTATCGGTAGGCAACATCAGTGAAGACAGTACCCATGGCTTTCTTGTCCAGCCGGTCAGGGGTAGCAGTGACACCCAAGATTTTGATATTGGGATTCTCTCGCAAAGCGTGGCGAAGCACCCGCTTGTACGACTCAGACACGCAGTGGTGTGCCTCATCAACCACGATGAGCCCAAAGCCTTTCCAATCGAACCGCTCAAATCTTCTCTTCTTCTCGCGGTATTTGTTGGTCCATGATGCATTCAAACTCTGTATTGATGCAACCACGGCTGGCGCTTTAAACATGCCAAACTCATCCGACCAGTAGTTTGCTTGCTCAATATCGCATGAGCTGCCTGTGGCAACCACCTTCTGATGTGCTTGATGCACCAGTTCTTCACGGTTGGCAATGATCATTGCTCTGCCCTGGCAGTTAGGCAAATACTCCACGAAGACGTGAGTCTTGCCCGTGCCGGTGGCCATCACCGCCAGACACCGATGCCCCACATCGTGGGACGCTTTTATCTCATTGATCGCTGACGATTGATACGGTCTCAACATTGCCTTGTGCCGCCTCCCATGCGTGCTTCATACTTCGACTGACCCATCCGTGGCCGCCGCAGAACCCACAACCTTTACCTTTACATTCAGGACAAGCCCCAGCGGGGACCGCGCCTTTAACCGACATTGAAATCTGCCCGATGAGTGATGTTACGAACGCGGTGTCAGCATGAGCTGCTGCATCCGTAGCGGTCAGTTCATTCCACGACTTTCGCATGGTGGCGATAGCGTTGATCATGTTGGTGAATGCCTCTGGGTCAGGTCCAATGTTCTTGGGGTCTTTCTCTCGCTTGTACCGCTTCACTGCATCAGACAGCGCCTTTGCGGTGACGTTCTCTACGCCGCCAACCTCGTCAATGGTTTGCTCCCAAACCTCAACTTTTTCAGCATCGTCAAGGGTCTTGAGTTCTCGCGCTTGCCGCTCGTTGGCCACCGGCACGATCTCTTGCACATCTTTCGTTGAAATAAGTTTGTGGGCGTAGTTTGCACCCATGCCCCATCGCTCTCGGCAGTAGTCGTTGAATGACTTGTAGTCTTGACGGTACAGCCGTTGCTCGCGAATCAAAGCCAAGGCTTGAACAACGCTTTGTGTTGTATTGAGTCCAGCCTCAATGATTTTTTCTTGCGCGTGAAGGGTGGTTATTTCTTCTGAGGTAAGTCTGATTATCTCTGCCATTGGATCATTCTCCTTGAAGCCGCCAATATAGTTTTGAGAAGGCTAGTGCGGCAACTTGGGGGACGACGGCGTTTCCCAATGCCCTAAGTCTGTCCACGCGGAAGGGAATCCCATGAGGCTCTCCACCCACGCAGGATTTAATAGCCCTTGGATGTTCCCACTGATACGGTCTTTGCCCTGGGCCTGCTGGAAATCGATGTTCACCGCATCCGGCAACAGGTCGCCCCGCATCTTGCCGTCCTTCCTGCGGATCTCCCGGTACGGCCACTTCCAATCTCGAGCGGTAGCCGTAGGCCAGTTGATCGCCACTCCAAGGCTCTTCCCCGGCTTTCCCTTGGCTCTCCCCTCTTCGTAGTCTCTCACCCTCTTCTTGTACTTCTCCAAAGGCTCGTCGTGGTTGCCCCTCGTCGCATGTATCGGGGTCGGTGTTGGCCACTGCTGCATTGAGTCCGAGGATGAACCATCTTCTTCTTTGGTGAGTCGCGCCGACTTCTGCCGCTGTGAAGCATCCTGCCGTTGCTCGGTAACCCATTCCTTCCAAGTCGCTGAGGACATTGTGGAGAACGGAGTGGTATCCGGGGGACTTTGCCGTTGCGATCCCATCGACGTTCTCAAAGAAGACTGCTGCTGGTCGAATAGATTCGATTCCGTCTTTGATGTAGGGCCAGAGATGCCGTTCGTCTTCGGTGGCTTTGCGACTGCCGCAGATTGCAAACGGCTGGCAGGGGAAGCCTCCTGTGATGAGATCCACTCGGCCTCGAAAATACCGCCATGGGAACCGAACAAGGTCCGGGTAGATAGGACACGGATCCAGTTCTCCCTCTTCCATCGCTTTGACCAAGACTGCTGTGCAGAAGGCTTCCCTCTCCACCATAGCCACGGTTCGCAGACCTTTACAAACGCTTCTGAGCCCGAGGTCGATACCCCCGATACCAGCACAGAGGGACAAATGATTAACGTGTTCATGCATAGGTTCTCCTGTCAATGGGCGCACCGCCCGGATTAGGCTGGAGTGTACTTCCATGCCCCGTGTCATGCATCCTCGGCTCACCCAAGTTCACTTGGCCGACTCTCCAGCCGCCCCCTGCACATGGCATCCGAATAGGGGGACTTGTGTAGTCAGTTGCTAAACCTGGGCCGTACCGAGCTGGCGCTAAGGGTTGGCGAGACCCCGGCTGTTGTGCGCCGCTTGCACCCGTTCTTTGAGCGAGGAATGAACGGGTCCGAAAACCTCTATGCATAACAAAACAAAATGTCGCTCAGAGAGCAAATCCTCTCGCCGTTATGTGGGAGCGACGAGAGGTGAAGAGAAAGGCATCAGTTGATCGTCATCGCATCGTCGTAGTGGATCCGGAGTACATGTCCGCATTGGCACTTGTAGACGCTGTGATAGTGACCGTTGCCTTCGCGATACGCACCAAGCAGAAACGGGTCTTGGTGGTCGCACTTGGGGCATCGGATACCGTGGTCAACTTTGGAAAGTTCTTCCTCAGTGAGCCTTCGGTTCCAGATAGCACGGGGTTTGGTCAAAACGGGATGTCGTCTTGATTGAACCTGGAGTTGGGGGCATCCGCTGGCTTTTGCTTTGGAGGCTCTGATTGGGTTTGACCTGGCAGTTCTCGCTCAAGCCTGCCGGACATCTTGCCGTCAGGATCTTGCCACAGGCCAAATCTGTAAGACTCCCCACCCAAACGGAAGTATCCGTTGTGCAGGGGTGCGTTGCCGTTTGCATTTTCGTTGGTGAAGACGCGGACATAAACCTTCTGTCCTCCGTCTTCGACCTTCTCATAAACTTTTCGTGGTTGTGATTCAGTCACGGTATAGCCTTTCAAAAAAAACCCCGGCGGCGGGCAATGCCCAACCGCCGGGAGACTGGAGATCAAGAGATTGTGTTCAGAACAGATTGTACCTGTTCGTCGGTTGCCGTGCCATCAGTTGGCACGTTGTTGGCTTCCAAGAATGATTTTGCAAGTTCTCGGATACCGGCAGGGGTTTGGTCCGGGTGGTTCTCTTGGATCTTGTCCAAGAATTGTTGTCGGACGTTACTCATCTGCGGAGGTGCTTTACGAAGAGTTTGTACCGAATCGTCAGTCCGGTCACACACCTCTTCTTCAAGCATTGGAACCATCAGCAGGTCGCGAAGCAGGTACTTCAGAGCAGACGACTGTGCAGCCAAATAGGCTTTGTCGCCAGCTCGCCCTTTGGATTCAAGCACCGGCATTTCAAAGGACAGTGGGACAGACTCCCCGCCATCGTTGCTGTGCAAGATCCATCGACCAATGGCCGTGGTCTCACGAAGTTCCCAGCCCACTGGGACCAATACCAAGCCGTTGTTGATCAATGCCTTCTTGCAGGCACGGACCATCATGTCCACGGGGACATAGTTGTATCGGTGGTGGCTGTTGGATGCAGACTTCTGCACCCACTCAACTTCGCTCTGTGCCTTGGCCAACGCGACGTAGGTCTTGCCAAGGGTCTTCACGCGGTTTGCCGCGGTTGGTGTTGTTTTCTTTTCAGTCATCGAGATCCTCCCATCTAACTTCCATATCTTCCGTGGGCGGCATCAGTTCCCAGAGAAACTCTTCATTGAGAAGTGATTGTTCGTGATTGAACATCACACCTTCATTTTCTGGATTATCCGAAATCCAGATTTTGTAAGTAACGATGTCTTCCCAAGAAATTTCATCTGGGTCACCTGGGTAGTCGTCGGTTCGCCCGCCGTAGTACCCCAGGTCTCTTTCGATACTAATCTCTGCTTCAATCTCTCCGCTGACATACAACTCACCCACTTGGAATGAGTCTATTTCTACGCATCTATGTGTAAACCTTTTAGCCATGGATTTTCTCCAATCCTAAGTGTCCGATGCTGCACCAGTCTCGGCTTGAGCAAGCCATGCACCCCTCGGCATCGGGAATCGCGGGGGCATTGTTTTTAAGTATCCAATCTGCTCTTTGATCAATCTCTTGATGGATCCAATCGCGTGAGGATTTTAAGTGTTCCGTGGTCCACACGCAAGGGATGAACCATGTTTTCTTTGGTCGGTGGTCACCTTTTTCTTTGATGACTTGCTCGCCATCAACAGTGATGGTTGTCTTGCGCTTGTACGGCATAAGACCGGGGGTCCATAGCAGTGTTGTCTGGACAAGGTTTGCGGAGACATCGCACCAGAACGGGTCAAGGTATATCTGCCCGTCCCAAAGAGCGTGAGCGTATGCGGCCATCTGCGGCGAACGAACGGCGTAACCCCAAGGCAAACTCTTTGTCCACTTGAAGTCGATGATGTGATAGTTGTTGTCTCCCAAGTCCACCAGCACGTCCAAGTGTGACTCAAAGACATTGCCGCTTTTCGTCGTGAAACGGACAGGGACTTCCGTATGGGTGTCCTCTGGAATGATGTCCAACTCGGGTAGGGCCGTCTCGATGAAGTACCCCATTGCCTCAGTGATCTCCCAACACATCTCTTCAGGGTCTATGGATTCGGAGAGAATCCGGCCCTCTTGCCCGATGGTGATGAACGTATCTTCGGTGGCGTGTGCAGTTATCTCGACGGCATCCAGCGGGCTTACAGCCAAACCTTCAGCGGCCCGCTTGACAATGAGTTCCTGGGCTCGGCCCGCTACCAGACCTCGATACATGGCTTTGGGGATCTTGGCTTCGCACTTCCCGGCCCGTTGAAGCAGGCGTGCATGGGGGCATTTAGCGGTCAGGTCGCCGCTGTGAATGAGTATTTCGTCCATTCTTGTTTCCAGTCTTATGTGTTCGTTCGTACTCGATTGCGTACCACACGCGCTCGATAAACGAGATTCTAGGGTTTGTGATTGATCGATTCAGCCACCGACTGAGAGTCTCGCGCCGCAGTCCGGCCCGCTTTGCGACTTGCGTGACCTTGAGATCCAATCGAAGCATGGCTTTTAAAATCCTGGCACGATGCTCTTCGTCCGAGAGAGTTGGAGGCTTGAGTGGCAATGATTGTCTTCTCCGGCTGTCTCATGAGGTGCAGGTGCATCATCGGCCCGAGTGTACACGGCCCGCAATCGGCCCGCAATCGGCCCGTGTTCGCTTCGGCCCGCGGCCCGAGACCGGCCCGCCCGACGGCGGGATCGATCCCGAGCTGCGCCAGCCCTGGCTGTGTTGGATTCATTCGCCATCATTGATGTACCCAACCCGCGCGTGGTCAAATCTTCCGCATTTGTTGCAACGGAGCAAGACCGATGTGCCGCGGTGACCTTCCGAGATATTTGGTTCGGTATCTAATTCGCGTCCGGTTTTACTCTCAACACAAAACAAGCCACCGCAGCCGGGGCGGCTATCGGTGAGGGTTGGAGTGCATCGCCCGATGCTCTCTCCGGGATCTGGTAAGCGGGTTAGTTTTTTCATGGGTGGACCGGGTAGACGATCCCAGCGATACGATCATCCGCGCACAATGTGCAGCGCCCGCAGTGGTGCGCTTCGCCCGCCGCGCCGCGGGTGTACTTGGCGGCGACTGCTGGGCAAACTGCGTTTCTCCCGGATCGGTCCCGGAGAATCGCGGCGGATTCGTGCAGGCGTGATAGTGGCGGGCGTTCCATGGATCCCCCAACTGTCGAGCATGCCCCGCGGGTCTTCTTCCAATCGGCATTGGGGACCGACTGCCGGACTACGATTTTCCCTCCGTCAAGCGGTCCCCCGCTGTATCGGATTCCCCGGAAGAGTGCGCGGTATTGGCGTGCTTTGGCTGCTGATTCGACTGGGCAGTGAATCGGGATCCCCAAGCCCGCGACGGTCTTGGTGAGTTGCCGAATGGCGGCGGCGGTTTTGCCGCGGGGGTTTTTGGGCAAGGATCCAAACGCCGAGAATCTGAACCATGGCGGGCGGTTGCCGAGTATGTCCATGGCGAGGATTTCCCGCTCTGCTTTGGCTGCGATAGCGGCGGGCGTTTCGTCTTCGTGCCGGTCCAGTTTGGCGGCGAGGTTTCTCCGTCTGGGGCTCGCCTCAAGCGTGGCGGCATAGCATCGGGCGGTTTTGGGTGAGGCGTGCGGGCTGCTGCTGTTTGGGTGATAGGGGCAAGCGGTGGCGCAGTGTTTGCCCCCGCTGCGTCCAAAGTTGAGCGCCACCGATCCGGGGCAACCTTTGCCAAAGCTGCCTAGAGCTGGTTTGTTGTTCAGTACGGCTAATTGCATCGTTTTGGTCTCCAAGTCGTAGATTCGTAAAATCCTGGGCTCCATGCCCGACGGCGTTATAACATCTTCTACTGTTCCGTGGTACACTTGGCGCGGCAATAGTGCCAAACTGGAGTTTTTACAATGAATGATTCTCGTATCGAATGTTCCCCATTTTCGGAGCCCATGGACGTGGTCCGGTCTGGGATCTCCTTTTTCGGTCCCCCGTCCCCCGGTGGCGTTGGCTTTGGGTGGTTTGGAATCCCTGCCGAGTATGTCGCGCATGCAATGAAGGCGGGCATTCGGTTCGCTCAGACTCCCGAGGTGGCTGGGCATTTCCGATGGTGTCGTGTGTCGGGTATGGCTTTCGGGAAATTGATCGTGGGAGAGGGCGAGCATATTACAGACGCGCACCTGCTCCTAGATTCGTTTGGTTTGACCGATCCCGATTGTACTTTTGACGTTTACCCTACCGAGCCGTTGCAGCGTATCCCGGTGCGGTCGGATCCTTGGACGTTCGAACAGTTTGAGAACCATATGTCCCACCTTCCTTTGTACGATTGTTCTGGGGTCTTGGATCTCCCGCGGGATGTGAGTGATAGAGGGCGCAACTTCTCGCCCTCTCTCCGGCGGCGGTTGGTCAAGTCCTGCTATAGGACGATGCCGCTGGTTCCAACTGAGGGCAAGGTTTACAGTTTCCGCGGGTTGGTGAGTGCAATGCTCGAGGATGAGATTGGGTTGGGTGTGAATGATCTTCCTGATTCGTCGGAGTGGTCCGATTTGTGGGAAGCGGGCGAGATTGTAACCCCCGCCGATGTGGCGTACGCGGCGGCGTTGGTTCTGGAGGGCAGCGACCGATACACTTTTGAGGGTATGGAGTCCCTTTCGCCGGTTCTCAGTTTGTATTTCTGATCCTGCTGCGGCGGGTTGATGTGCGGGCGGCTCCTTCGGGGGTCGCCCGCTGTCGTTTCAGGGCGAAACGAAAAGAGCCCGCCGCGGGTGGATTGCGGCGGGCTCCGGTGTGGGGCGATAGTTGGCGGTCACATTGCCAGCATTATTGGATCGAGGCTTTCGGGGCCGTGTTCGTCCCAAGCGGCGGCGCTCACTTCTTGCGTGCCGTGGCTCTTGGTGAAGTCCCGGCTGCATACGTCAAAGCGGATTTTTCCCTCTTCGCGGTCTGCTGGGTCAATCAATACTTCACGGCTGATAGTGGGCAAATAGATCCAAAGCAGGGTTACGCTTGGGTGTCGTCCGTCGCGGCTGATGATTTTTTCGAGCATGTGATTCTCCAGTTCTGCGGGGCTCTCCCGCTGGGGTCATTGTAAGGGGCAGCGCTTCAGGATTGCAAGTCCGCGCCCGATATATCGGTTCTTGTTCCGGGCGGCGGTCCCGGTCTTCTGGGCGTGGCGTGGTCCTGCGTTCCAAAGCCCGAATATCTCCGCGGGGGTCTCTGCTCCGTAGCGGTCAACGTATCCCCGTAGGGCGCGGAGGCTTTCGGCAAGGTCTGCGGCAAGGTGATACGGGCGCTCGGGTGTTCCAAGGTGTTCTTGTGCGTCTTGCCATGCGCCGCGGTGTATGGCAAGGGGGCCGAGTCCATCGCCTCCGTCGTGGCTGATGGGTCCGAGTCTCCCGCTGCTCTCCAGTTGGTGGATCGTCCATTCTACGGGCGAGCGGTACGGGCTTGGGGCATGAGCTGCGCGGGGGGTTGTGGCTTTGGGCGCTGCTGGGGGGGTTTTGGCCGTTGCCCTGGCCGTCGCCCTGGCATCAAGCTGTAGCGGCGGGTTTGCCTGCGGCGGGCTTTGTTGGGGCTTTGGTCGTGTGTTGGCGGCAATGGCTGCCCCAAGGGTGAAGGCGAGCAAGGCGCTCGCGGCGTGTTGTGATAGTTGCATCGTGGGTACTCCAGTCCCGCGGGGCTCTCCCGCTGGGCTTCTTACTGTATCGGCTGCGTGGCGTGGTCGTCTTGGGTCTTCGGTGGTCGCTGCGGGTTGTTCCGGTTGTGCCGGTCGTGCGGGCGCTGCTGGGGCTCTGGGCTCCGCTGGCGTGCGCCCTGGAGTTGGGCGGGGCGAAACTAAAAGAGCCCGCCGCGGGTGGATTGCGGCGGGCTCCAAACTGAAGGCGATAGTGTGCGGCGTTATCTTCCGCCGATGTGCCAGTGGCTCACGTCTCCCTCGTGGTCGTAAGTGATAACCATAGATCCGGGTCCGTTTTGTTCTGGATCTCTCCAAGCCTCGAGGGGGTAAATGAGTCCGTCGGGCGCTTGAAGCATCAAGGTGGCGACATCGTCGCCGGTTCCGTATTCGTCATCGTCCGGGCATAGAACTAAGCCGACGATCTTGGACCCGATTAAATGCTTGGCAAGCGATTTTTGTTGCGGGTCTTTGGCTTTGGTGGGGTGCAGCAAGTTGGGAAGCGTCTTTCCGTACAATTCGAATTCTTCAGGCATTTCTTTCTCCAGTTCTTTTGGGTGGGTGTGGTGTTCAGGCATTCCGAGCATGTCCCGGCGTGCTTCTGCGAGTGTTGTGTAAGGTCCGTTCAGGTGGTCGCAACCGTCCGTATTCGAGTACCATTGGTTCATGCCGGGGGGGAAGTTTACCCACAGGAAAGCGTGAAACTCTCCACGTTCGATTTCTTCCTCGGTGCGGATGATGCGTGCGTCGTTTGGGACGTTTTCCCATGTGATCTCGTCAACCATGTTTAATCCTTCCCGCCGCGCTCAAGTTTGGCGATTTGACGGCTAACCTGTTTCGCCTTGTGGTGCATCAGCGATGCGGTCGCTTTGTCCGTGGCGTTTTGGCATTGCCGGGCATTGATCTGCTCGAGGCGCTTGAGTCGCTCGAGTTGCATTCGGGGTGCGGTGTTCATTTTTACTCCAGTTCTGCGGGGCTCTCCCGCTGTGTGGTCCATGGTACACCGTTGGCGATAGTGCTGCAAGGCGAAACGCAAAGAGCCCGCCGCGGGTGGATTGCGGCGGGCTCAGGAGGGAGGACGGTGGGGGGGTTACTTGTTCGCTTGTCGGACCATGTCCCGATGCTCCGTCAGGCGGTGCTGGAGGTGTTCGCGTACCTTTTCGCGTGATTTGTCGCCGATGCGGCGAAGCGTTTCCTCGTTGTATTGGTCTTGGACCTGCTTGATGATCCGGGTAACGGTGTGTAGGTCCACAATGAACGACGCAGGATAATCGCCATTCTCCTGCTCGACGTGTGCAAGGTTCTCCATGGTGTCAACGAGGCGATCCATCTCGGGCATGCCTACGCGGCGGTCTAATTCCATCATGCGAAGGGCGATAGTATTGGAAATCTCATCAAGTTCGGTTTGGGTTGGGTTGGTCATGTTTACTCCAGTTCTGCGGGTCTTTCCCGCTATGTGGTCCATGGTACTCGGGCTCTTCTTCTATTGCAAGGGTTCGCGTGCATTTTTTGGTGAGACCTGGGTGATGAGCTGAAATCCGTACCGGCTCGGCTGGGTGCGTCTTCGGTCCATACTTGTGGTTCTGCTGCATGAGTGGAGCGCCCGCGGGTGCGCGTCTTCTGTATGTCTGGCGATAGTACGGGCGAGCGTCTGCGCGTTGTCTTGGCTTGGGCATGCGGGCGCGGTGGGATGGTGGCGCGGGCGTGGTTTGCGTTGGCGGTTCGGCTCGTGGC